GAGGTCAAAGCCTACGACGCGGAGACTAAACGGTTAGCCCAAGTGCAAGCCAGCATGTCGCCGGAACAGATCCAAGACATTGTTCTTGGAACCGTCCACGGCATGATCACCTCTGGCGATCTGATTAACGAGATGCCGGGGCGCGACCAAGACATGATGCCGCAGGAGGACATGATGCAAGGAATGCCGCACATGCAGAACATGCCGCCACCGCAAGGGGTGCCGCAATGAAGTGCAACGACTTTATGGGGCTTTTGTTCTTGGGGCGGGACGTGGCGCACAGTGTCCACTTGAACACCCGCAGCTATGCCAAGCACAAAGCGCTTCAAAAATTCTACAACGGCATTGTTGACCTTGCCGACGCGTTTGCCGAGGCATATCAGGGCCGGCACGGTTTGATTGGCCCGATTTCACTGATGTCGGCCAAAAAAACGGCTAATATCATTGAATTCTTGCAAGATCAGTTGAAAGAGATTGAGGATGCGCGGTACGATGTTGTGGATAAGTCAGACACTTCGTTGCAGCAATTGATTGACAACATTATTGAAATTTATCTGCGAACCCTGTACAAGCTAAAATTCCTCGCATAGGACAAAATCATGTCAGCCAACTATAAAAGCCTTAGCGCAACGAACCAAGTCAAGGTTGGGTTTACGGTCTTGAAAGGTATCTTTGTCAGCGCCGCAAGCGCAACGCCGCTAATTACTGTTTACGATTCTGGCACCGCAAGCACTGGCGACCCGACGATATTGGGCGTGTTTGCCCCCGCAGCGGCGTCCAATTACAACTTTACCGCGTTGGGCATTACGGCAAGCAAGGGACTCTATGTCGTCATTTCCGGTACGGTAGTGGCGACTTTCATCTACGAATAACCGCACTGGCGCGGAACGCCAGGGATTCCAAGGAATCAAGCCATGTCTGAAGAAGTAATAGCGGAAGTACCCGCGCCGGAACAGGTAGCTACGGCAGCGCCTGAACCAGAGACTGTAGCGCCGGTAGAAGCATCCGAAGGCGAAGTTAAGGAAACTCCGAAGGTATTTACCCAAGAGGATCTTGACGCAGCCATTGGCAAAAGGCTTGCACGAGAGCAGCGAAAGTGGGAGCGCGAAGCAAGGCAGGCCGAAGCACCAAAGCCAGCCCCTGTGGAGCATGTGAAGCCGGAACAATTTACGACAACCGAAGAATACGTAGAAGCACTGACGACTTCCAAGGCGCAGCAGATTGTCCAGCAGCAACAGTACGCGAAGCAGCAACAGGAATTGCTTGGGAACTATCACGAGAAGGAAGAAGATGCGCGGGGCAAATACGAGGACTTTGAACAAGTTGCGTACAACCCCAAACTACCAATTACTCAGGTGATGGCCCAGACGATTCAAGCCTCGGATAACGGCCCTGATATTGCATATTATCTTGGCACAAACCCCAAGGAAGCTGATCGCATATCCCGACTTGAACCGTTTTTGCAGGCAAAAGAAATTGGAAGATTGGAAGCAAAAATTGCTTCTGAACCCGTAACAAAACGCACATCCAGCGCACCTGCGCCGATTTCACCCGTTACCGCTCGCGGAGGTCATTCCGGCAGTTTTGATACCACCGACCCAAGGTCAATTAAAACCATGACCACAAGCCAGTGGATTGAGGCTGACAGAGCAAGACAGTTGAAAAAGCAGGAAGCGAGGCACCGCTAACTTTTAGGAGTTTTTCATGGCTAATAGCCTGCTTACCATCGACATGATTACAAGGAAGTCTCTTGAGATCCTTGAGAACAACCTTGTCATTTCGCGCAATTGCAATAAAGAGTATGACGACAGCTTCGCCGTTGAAGGTGCCAAGATTGGCTCGACCCTGCGAATTCGTCTGCCGGATCGTGCCTTGGTGACTGACGGTGCCGCCCTGCAAGTTCAGGACGACAACGAGCAGTTCACCACGCTGACGGTTTCCAGCCAGAAGCACATCGGCATCAACTTCACCTCTGCCGAGTTGACCATGCAGCTGGACGACTTTGCCGAACGTGTTCTCAAGCCGCGTATCAGCCAATTGGCATCGAGTGTGGACGCTGACGTTGCCAACGCCTACAAGTCTATTTACGCTTCAGTTGGCACTCCGGGCACCACGCCGGCCACCGCTCTGGTTCTGCTGCAAGCGCAACAGAAATTGAACGAGTCGGCAAGCCCCATGTCGCCGCGCTACGCAACCGTGAACCCCGCTGCTAACGCTGGCTTGGTCAACGGTATGACCGGTTTCTTTAACCCGACGGGCACGATTTCCCGCCAGTTTAAAACCGGTATGATGGGCGAAGGTGTGTTGGGCTTTGATGAGATGAACATGTCTCAGTCGATTGTCAATCACACCACGGGTAGCCGCGCGGGAACCATCTTGGTTAACGAAACGGTCGCTACCCAAGGGCAAGCCACCATTACCCTTGACGGTTTGACCTCAACCACCACCGTTACTGTGGGTGATGTGTTTACGATGGCCGGCGTGTATGCGGTCAACCCGCAGACCCGTCTTAGCACCGGGAGCTTGCAGCAGTTTGTGGTGACCGCAGCGCAAACGGCGTCCGGTGGCGACATGGCGAACATGGCCATCTCGCCGCCCATGTACACGGCTGCAAATGCGCTGGCGACCATCGACGCATTCCCCGCCAACAACGCTGCCGTGACTTTTGTCGGCACCGCGTCCACCGTGTACCCGCAGAACTTGGTCTATCACAAGAACGCGATCACGCTGGCCACTGCTGACCTTCTGCTGCCGCAGGGCGTGGATATGGCTTCGCGCCAAGTCCACAATGGCATCTCCATGCGGATCGTGCGTCAGTACGACATCAACAACGACCGGATGCCTTGCCGTGTCGATGTGCTGTATGGTTTCAACACCATCCGCGCACCGATGGCCTGCCGGATCTGGGGCTAACCAAACTGCCCCCGCGCTAGGCGGGGGCACTTCAATCTTTCAGGAGAAACAATCATGGCACTCGCTTCAGTTGGTGGTGGCTATCAGTACACTGATGGCAATCAAAACGAACAAACAATTGGCACCCAAGCAGATGTGCAAACGGCAACTGCAACCGCAACGCTGTCTGTTGCTCAAATTACCGGAGGTATTCTGGTAGGTAACCCGTCCACCACGGCGGCGTCCTACACTTTGCCTACGGCGACGCTGATTGACGCAACAATGACCAACATGAAAACCAACAGCACCTTTGCGCTGCGGGTAATCAATCTTGGCACCAGCACCGGTCTTATCACGGTGGTTGTTGGCACCGGCATTACCGCGGTGGGTAACCTTGTTGTGGCTATTACCGGCAGCGCAGCCGGCGTGGGCGGCGCGGCTGAGTTTCTGTTCCGCAAAACCGGCACCGCGGCCTATTCGGTCTATCGGGTAGCTTAGGCAACACCCGCCCCGTAGCGATACGGGGCGGGACTTGAAGGAATATCATGGTCATCTACCTGCGCCACCCCGTTCACGGCAACAAGGTCGCCATTGCGGAGGCCGAAGCCGCGTATGATGAAAAAAGCGGTTGGGTACGATACGACGCGGGCGCGCTGTTGACGCCTGGCGAACCCGTATTGAATGAACTGGCTAAACCTCGGGGGCGCCCTCGTAAGGAGATTGCAGCGTGAGTACAACTGCGGGTGACCAGATCAATGGCGCGCTGCGCCTGATTGGCCAACTGGCTGAAGGCGAAACGCCGTCTAGCGAAACGTCAGCCGATGCGCTGATGGCAATGAACCAGATGCTGGATAGTTGGTCGTCTGAGCGCCTGTCCGTGTTCTCTACGCAAGACCAAGTGTTTACTTGGCCCGCATCAACGGCCACGCGATCTCTTGGGCCCACGGGTAATTTTGTGGGCAACCGTCCGGTATTGGTGGACGACTCTACTTATTTTGTTGATACCAGCAATGGCATCAGCTTTGGCATCAAATTAATCAACCAGCAACAGTACAACGGCATTGCCGTAAAAACAGTCACTAGCACCTATCCGCAAGTCATGTTTGTAAACATGGAAATGTCGGACATAGAGATGACTGTTTATCCTGTGCCGTCCAAGGCGCTGCAATGGCACATCATCAGTGTCACGGAGTTGGTCGAACCCGCTACTTTGGCCACCGTGTTGGTCATCCCGCCCGGCTATCTGCGCGCGTTTCGGTTCAATCTGGCGTGTGAGATCGCGGCTGAGTTTGGGGTAGAGCCGCCGGCCTCGGTGCAGCGGATTGCCATGACCAGCAAGCGCAACATCAAGCGAATCAATAACCCGGATGATGTGATGAGTCTGCCGTACAGCATCGTGGCCACACGCCAACGGTTCAACATATTCGCCGGGAACTACTAAGTGAAGACGCCGATTCTTGGCGGCGCCTATGTGGCTCGGTCGATCAATGCGGCCAACAACCGCATGGTGAATCTTTTCCCCGAGGCGGTGCCGGAAGGCAGCGGTGGCAAGGAGGCCGGGTTCCTATCTCGTTGCCCCGGCCTGTCACTCCTCCAGACGGTAGGCACCGGCCCTATTCGGGCATTGTGGGCGCACCAAACCAACGGCTCGGACTTCTATGTGGTATCGGGCACCAGCGTCTATAAACTGACCGGCGTAAACGCTACGCCAATACTACTGGGCACGGTGACCGGCACCGGGCCGGTGTCAATTGCAGACAACGGCACCCAGATCTTCTTTGCCTGTAACCCTGATAGTTACATCTACAACGAGTCCACGAACGTCTTTGCCCAAATTACAGACCCGGACTTTCCGGGTGCTGTGACGGTGCAGTACTTGGACGGGTACTTTGTATTCAATGAACCCGATAGCCAGTTGCTGTGGATCACTTCGCTGCTGGACGGCACGTCAATCGATCCACTGGACTTTGCCAGCGCAGAAGGTTCTCCCGATGGCATCGTGGCCATTGCGGTCACGCACCGGGAACTGTGGGTGTTTGGCTCCGATTCGGTTGAAGTCTGGTACGACGCGGGCACCGCTGACTTTCCTCTGGCGCGGATCTCGGGCGTATTCAACGATATTGGCTGCGTGGCACCTTATTCGGTGGCCAAGTTGGACAACACCTTGTACTGGCTAGGCACCGACGCGCGCGGCCAAGGCATCGTCTACAAGGCCAATGGTTACACGGGCGCGCGGGTGTCCACCCACGCCATTGAGTACGCCATTCAAAGCTACAGCACCATCTCGGATGCGGTGGCCTACACCTACCAGCAAGACGGCCACGCCTTTTATGTGATCTCATTCCCGACCGCGGGCAAGACGTGGTGCTACGATGTGGCCACCAATCTGTGGCATGAGCGCGCCGGGTTCACCAACGGTCAATTCACCCGCCACCGTAGCAACTGCCAATGTAACTTTGGCGGCACGATCATCGTGGGCGACTACCTGGACGGGCGCATTTATTCGTTCGACTTGGATGTGTACGCGGATGACGACCAGGTGCAGAAATACCTGCGGTCGTGGCGGGCGATCCCCTCGGGGCAGAACAACCTGAACCGCAAGGCGCAACACAGTCTGCAACTGGACTGCGAGTCAGGCGTGGGCTTGAACACCGGCCAAGGCAGCGACCCGCAAGTGCTACTGCGTTGGTCGGACGATGGCGGGCACACTTGGTCTAACTACCACTCCCGGTCGCTGGGTGCCATTGGTGCGACCGGCCAGCGGGTGTTCTGGCGTCGGTTGGGCATGACCTTAAAGCTGCGCGACCGGGTGTACGAGGTCAGTGGCACCGACCCCACCAAGATCACCATTGTGGGGGCTGAACTCCACGCGTCTGCTACCAAGTCCTGATGGCCGATACCAACATCACGAACATACCCGCGCCCCGGGTGCCGTTTATTGATGAACGCACCGGGACAATCTCGCGGGAGTGGTATCGGTTTCTGTTCAACATCTTTGGGCTGACCGGCGGCGGCACCAACGTCACCAGCCTGACGGATCTCCAATACGCCCCCGCCACGGTGCTGACGGGCGCAAACGGTACGGTGACGGGCGTAACCGCCACCTCGCCCGTGGTCAGTTCCGGCGGCATTGCGCCCAACATCTCCATGCCGGCGGCCACCACGTCGGTCAACGGTTATCTGACCAGCACCGATTGGAATACATTCAACAACAAGGGCTCCGGTACGGTGACTGCGGTTTCGGTAGCTTCGGCCAACGGTTTGGCAGGCACCAGTTCGGGCGGTGCAACGCCAGCACTGACGCTATCCACCAGCATCACCGGCGTGCTAAAAGGCAACGGAACGGCCATCAGCGCGGCCACTAGCGGGACGGATTACGCTCCAGCAACCAGCGGAAGCAGCATTCTGTACGGCAACGCCGCGGGGGGTTTTTCCAATGTCACTATTGGAACGGGCGTTGCATTTGCCGGGGGAACGCTATCGGCAACGGGTTCTGGCGGCACGGTCACCAGCGTGACCGGCACTGCGCCGGTCGTTAGTTCTGGTGGTGCTACTCCAGCAATCTCAATGGCAGCGGCAACGACAAGTGTCAACGGCTACCTGACCAGTACAGACTGGACAACCTTCAACAACAAGGGTTCCGGATCCGTCACCACCGTCAGTTTTACCGGCGGCATCATCACGGTCGCCAACCCGACCACGACCCCGGCGTTTACCGTGGCGGGGACCTCGGGCGGCATCCCTTACTTCAGCGCCGCGGCCACCTGGGCGTCCTCCGCTGCCTTGGGGGCCAACGCCTTGGTGGTTGGCGGCGGGGCGGGGGCTACCCCGGCAACCTTGGCCTCCACCGGCACCACGACTACAGTGTTGCACGGAAATGCTGCCGGATTGCCGACGTTTGGCGCAGTTAGCCTGACCGCCGATGTAACGGGCAATCTGCCGGTCACCAACTTGAACTCGGGCACCGGGGCGTCTGCCTCGACCTTCTGGCGGGGCGATGCAACGTGGGCTGCCGTGGTGTCGGGCGCGTCCATCAGCAACGACACCGCCACGGCCACGAACCTGTACCCGTTGTTTGCGGATGCAACCACGGGTACGCCGACGACCATCTACACCAGCAACGCCAACTACCTGTACAAACCGTCCACGGGCGAGTTGGCGGCAAAAGCGTTGAACGCAACCAATGGCCTGGTGGTCAACTCCCAAACGATTGGCACCAGTTATACCTTGGCGGCGGGCAACTCCGCGACGAGCGCGGGGCCGGTTACCCTATCCAGTGGGGTCGCGGTCACGGTGTCCGGCACTAGCCGCTGGGTCATTCTTTAAGGACACGACATGGCTATTACCCCAGCAGTACTCTGTGAATTGCAACTTGTCGCCGGCGTGGGAGTGGTGTATACCTCCACAAACGTGACGACTTTGATTGATAAGTGTACACTGTGCAATACCACAGGTGGAGCGGTTACAGTGACTCTTTATCTGGTTCCTTCAGGCGGTGCGGTTTCGGCCCCCTACACCATCATTTCCGGGCGATCCATCGCTGCCGGCGAGACATACCTTTGCCCTGAAGTCGTCGGGCACATTTTGGAATCTGGTGCTACCTTGCGAGGCTCGGGGCTGGATGTCACCTTGCGCGCCAGTGGCCGCCAAGTTTCGGGAGTATAGCGATGGCCTGGCAAAAACAATATGGCGGCGAAGACGGGACAACGCCTTACTGGGTTGACCCCGCCACGGGGGCCACGTCCAGAACGCAGCCGACTCAAGACACGCCCAACTTTCAGACCCGGCAAACCGCCGCCGGTGGGCTGGAAACTTTCAATCCACAGACGGGGCAGTTTGAGGCCAGCTATCGATTGCCGGGCGACTCGGGTGTTTCGTTTGTGCCCGCCGGTTTGGCCTCGCAGTACCCCGGTGCTTTTTTGGTAGACAAGAACGCCGCCGCGCAAAACCGTGGCGGTTTTGTTGAGGACTACGCTCTTCCGGCCATTATCGGCGGCATTGCCACGGGTGGGCTGGCTGGCATGGCCGGGTATGGCCCTATGGCTGCCGGCAGCAACGCCTTGGGGCAAACGGTCAGTGGGGGCAGCAATGCTTTAAATTTAGCGGGCACTGCTACAGGCGTGGGCGCCGCGCCCGCGTATGCCGGACTGCCCGAGGGGATAGCCGGTGTAAACACCACTTTGGGTTTAAGCGGCGCTGGCGGTGTTGCGGGCGAAGGGTATCTTAATACTGCAATTGGGTCTTCTGCCGGCGGGTTAACACCGTCTGCCGCAAGTGGCATGGGGTTTCAAGCCCCCGGCGCGCTGGGCGCGTCTAACACGGCGGCTATTAACGCGGGGCTTAGTACCGGCGGGTCATTTTTAGGTGGCGCGGGCACGGGAGTTGCGGCTGGCCTAGCTAGTAGCCTTCCAGCCTGGATGGACGCCATCAAGCCCTACACCCCTTTGATCGGTGGGGCACTGTCAGCCGGCGGGGCGTTGCTCGGTGCCGGGCAGATCAGCAGCGCGGCCAGAGATGCGGCGGCGTTGTCTAGCGGATCTGCCGACCGGTCTATTGCGTTGCAAAAACAGATGTATGAGCAGAACCAAGCCAACTTGGCACCGTACTTGGCCGCCGGTCGCAACGCGCTGGGGCGTATTGATACGGGTATGGCTCCAGGTGGTGAGTTCAGCAAGAGTTTCTCAATGGACGACTTCACCGCTGACCCGGGGTATGGGTTCCGGATGTCGGAAGGTCTGAAGGCGATGGATCGCAACGCGGCGGCGCGCGGCGGCTTGATCTCGGGCGCGGCGTTGAAGGCCGGTGCCCGGTACGGTCAGGATATGGCCTCACAAGAGTACACCAACGCCTTCAACCGTTACCAGACCAACCGTGGTAACCAACTTCAACCACTGCAAAGTCTGGCCGGCATCGGGCAAACCGCAACCAACAACTTGGCATCTGTCGGGTCGAACTACGCTTCCAACGTGGGCAACATCGACACCAACGCCACCAACGTTCGCGCCAATGCCGGACTGACTTCCGGCGCAGGGTATGCCTCGGCCTACGGTGCTGTTGGTAACGCGCTGAACAACGCGTTCAACCCCAACCCGGTGATGGCGTACTTGCAAAGTCTGAACAAGCAAGGGGTCGCATAATGGCTGAGATCAACTGGGGTCTAATCGATACCCAATCGCCGGCGAAGATCGCCAACGCGCTGATGCCCTCGCCCGAGCAGCAGGGCGCCCAGGCGCTACAAGTGATGCAGATGCAACACGCAGCGGGGCAAAACGAACTGGCTAAATACACGCTGGCGCAAGCCAAACGGTCGGACGAGTTGCAAAACAAGATGTTGGCGGGCTTGCAGGGCGCGACAACTATTGAGCAGCAAGCCGCCGTGTTGCGTAGCGTGGGCAAAGTAAGAGAAGCCCAAGAGTTGCTGGCCAGTGGGCTGACGCAACGCAAAACGCTTGGTGACATTACGGCGCAAGATATAAAAGCCAACCACGATAGGCTGGATGTTTTTGGCGCGGGTATTGCCCCCTTGGCCGCTAGAGTAGCTGGCGGGCAAGAAATTACGCATGACGATGTGTTTGCGGTCGCCAATCAGTTGAAGTCCCAAGGCTTGCTAGACGATACAAACCTTCGCGCTATACCGATGGACGCAAGGCAATTGCCCGCGTATGTCATGAGGCTTGCCACGGGTACAGAGAACGCCCGCAAGGCATTGGAAACGCACATGCCCCAAGCGTTGGTGGCGGGCGGTTCAGTCATCAATAAAAACCCGTTGGCCACTGGCGGTATTGGTAAAGTAATAGCGCCCGTGTCTATGACGCCGTTTGAGACCGCGCGCCTTCCCATATTGCAGCAGCAAGCTAACGCGCAAACAACACAAGCGCAAACCGGGCGAGGCCAACTTGGTGTTGCCCAAGCGGGCCTTGGACTCCGCGCATTGGCCGCAGATCCGTTTAATATGAGCGGCGGGCAAGACGCGTTTCCGCTTAGACCCAATAACTTGGGCATCGTGCCCACACCGCCGGCGGTGCCACCTACCGCGCCCATTGCGCCCATAGCTAAACCGGGGGAAGCATCGTTAAGCGGTAAGACTATGTCAATAAAAGATGCCATCGCGCAAAGATTAACCGGCGATGCCATGTTAAGCGTTTTGCCTTTTAATTTAGCTTCGCAAGTCGCGCTTATTACCGATCACCGTAGCGCCCCTCCGCAGCGCAATACGCAGCGTGGTGAACAGCTTATGCAATTGGTAGCTATGGTAGACCCGACCTACGACGCAACGCAATTTAAGACCAAACAAGGTATTGAAACCGCGTTTACGTCGGGTCGTCTGGGCAACACTTTGCGGTCACTCAACGTGGTACAGGATCACCTGGGAACATTTAACGAGGTGGCCAAAAACTTGGGTAACGATTCGGTACAGTTTACCAACGTAATGGGCAACCAGATTGCAAAATGGACTGGGCAACCCGCGCCCACTAATTTTGCTGCTGTAAAAAATATTGTGGCAGACGAGTTGACCAAAGCGATTCTGGGCACTGCCGGCGCGCTGGGCGACCGTGAAGAAATGAAAAAGACCGTTAGCGCGGCCAATTCGCCTGAACAGCTTGCTGGCGTAGTAGACGAGTGGCAGAAGTTGATTGCTGGTCAAGTGAAAGGGTTGAAAGACCAATACGAATCCGGTGGTGGAACGAACAAAGCGGTCAAGGTGCTGTTTGAGCGCGCGGGTAAGTCGGCTGCGCCCGGCACCGCTGGCGTTGATACTTCTAACCCGTTATTGAGATAATACTATGCCCGGTTTGGCTGAAGTCCTAAACGACCCAAACTATGTCAACGCTAACGCAGCGACAAAAGCGGCTATTTTTGACAAGTTTTCGGCGTCGGACACCAATTTTACGGGTGCCAACCCCGAGACTCAGCAAGCAATTCGCGTAAAGTTTGGCCTGACCGCACCGAGCCAGCCCCGCACTTTACTCAGCCAGATCCCCGGCGCGGAGAACGCCCCCGCACCCAAGGTC